TCGCCGCCAGTTCCGGCAGATCCTGATACCCATGCCGATGCAACGCCTTCTCCGGCCCCTTGAGCGCGATGGCGACTTCAGCGAGTAACCGGCCCATGCTTTGGATGGTGTAGGCATCCGATTCAGCTTCGTCTGCTCTGACCTGCTCGGCGTCCTGCCGGGCGGCACCGACCCGAAGATTCCAGGCCGAATGGGCTTCCTGCCAACTGCCGTATTCTTCGGTGCTTACGTTGCAGCCCTCGCATTGCACGTAGGCAGCGCCGCTGTACCGCATGTCCATCATTTCATCTGAACCGCAGAACGGGCAATGCAATAAGTCATTCGCCATGATTGCCCCCTTCCGGCTTGGCGGCGGCAAGGGCGGCGATTAGGTCGCCTGCCGGTGTGCCATCGAATGCGACCCACTCCACGCCTTTCGGATTTTTGATCCGCCAAATCTGACCGTCTACGTGCTTGACGCGGTAGCCTGCCGGAACTCCCGCACTCGCCGGGGCGGACGGCTGGCGAGATAGGGCGGCGCGGAGAATATTCATTGCGGACTGGATATTCGTTTCGTCCGTGAAACCCTTCGCGCACGCCATGGAGCCTACTTGCAACACCATGGTTCTCAGCGCCCGCTCATCGGCCAACGCCGCCCGCTCGTCGCCCTGCGCGGCCGGTGCGGGCCAGTGGATAGTCCGATAGTGTCCTGCTGGTAGGGGCTTTCCAATGTCCGCAACCGTTTCTTGCTGCGCGGGCGAATCCGATGGGGCGGCGATGGCGTTGTATTGGTCTTCCGTGACAGCCTCGGCGGCGGCAAGCACGTCTTGCCATTGCCAATCCGGTTCGGCCATTACGCGGGCCATCTCCGCATTGGGGCGAAGCGGAACCAGCGCATAGCCATCCGGCACCACGGCCTCTACAGGTGCGGGAGGGGCGGCATACAGCGGTTCGGCCCACTCGTCGCCATCGGCAAGCGGAACTTCCTCTTCCGTCTCGTATAGGCACATGGTCTTGCTGTGTCGCCACGCTACCGGCACCGCCCCAGCCTCTACAGGTGCGGGAGGGGATGCTTTCAGCATCGCGCCGTATACCTCCGTTATGCTGCTTCCCCTCTTGCTTCGGACTTCCTGGCCTTTGAAGGTCATAAAGTCGGTCGGATCGATTGGTACGGTTTGCCAACCATCCGGCACCGCCCCGGCCTCGCTGGCAACCATTAGAGGATTTCGATTAGCTGGGGCCGTGCGTTTCAGCAGTTGCGCGCATTCAGGCGTTTTGCAAACGACGCCCGCTGGTGCGCCGCATTTGGAGCATGGTTCGGCGTCGCTAGCGACCTTCTTGGCGATGTGCTCGATCAACGATACCTGATCGCGCTTCCAGTCGCGCTCGTCGTGGCAGTAGTCGAAGCGCTCGCACAGCGCTCGGTGGAAATTCTTGAAGTCGGCCTCGCTGGCGGCAGGCACGCCATCCAACGCGGTGCGCGCCGCTTCCCAATGCTCGCCCTTGTCCAGGCTGGTCGATATACGGCGTAGTGCCCATTCAAGGTGCGGGCGTAGGTCGGGGGTGCTGGCGGCAGGCAAAGGCGAGTACTTCGGTTTTGCGGCCTGCTTGGCGCGGATCTGCTCCACCTTTGTCCAGATGCGGGCGAGTTCCTTCTCGCCGGCGTCGTGCATGTCCAGCCCTTGGGCGAGGCACAGCGCGGCCAATGTGACCATGACGCCGCCTGCTTCCTGAACCTTCTCACCGACCGCGCGGCCATAGACATAATCGACGAGCTGGTGGGCCTCGGTCGCGGTGCAACCGCATGCCTGCACCAGTTCTAGCGACTCTTCCAGGAAGCGATGATTTCGTTCTTCAGCGTCTCCCGCGATCATGGCGCCGAAGCATGCCATCATCCATGGCTGGACGCGGGCTTGAAACGTCTGTTCATTGGTCTTCATGGCCTTCCTTGGTAGTGGGGATGACGCAGAGCGCTTCAGGCTCGGAATGCTCGTCGCAATAGGTGCACGCCTCGTCGCGATCGAAGAAGAGCATCGAGGGGTCGCCATCGTCGTCGCGGGTAAGGTAAGCGGCCGGTTTCAGCTCCGCGATCAGCTCGGCGCGGGCCTGGGCGATGATGGCGCGGGAGAAGGCAACGATTTCCTCGCCGGTGAACTGCACTCCGTATTCAGCTATCGACCAATCCGCGGGTTCGTCTGCCTGCGCTTTCGCTAGTGCGAAAATTGCTTCGTCGGTCATGGCCGTTGTTCTCTCTGGCAAGCGAGGCACGGGAGCAAGTAGTTGCTTGATCTGCTGTGCGGAATACAGTCCATCACCGACCTTGATGCCGTGCGCCTCGATGATGGGCGCGATAGGGCCTGCGGCGGCCCAATAGAGCGCATGGACGGATCCAACGACTGCGACGGGCGCCGGCAACACTGCGCAGCTTCGGCGGGATTGGGGGTGGGTCATGCAACGTTTCTCCGATATTGCGCGCAAGCGGCCTTCAGCTGGGCGGTCTTTTTCTCGTACTGAGCCCAGCCTAGCCCGGGAAACGGCCATGCTTCGTAAGCCACTTGCTCGGCCGATTTCGGCTGCTGGGATTGGTGTTGAAACAGATCTAGCTGGCTCACGGCGCCTCCTCGGCCTTAAGTTGAATGAATTCGCCGTCCGGGCCCTCGACAAGCTCGGCGCGCCCGCGAAGGTCAAGCCATTCGAAGGCTTCTACGATGGCCGGGTCGGCGTCGGCCAGCGAGGTGACTTCCTGGAAGTCCGCATTCACCAGGCCGATCGGCCCGCCAACGGTTTCGGATATCGATCCGTCCATGGGCACGGCATGTGTGAGCAGCAGCTCGATCATCGATTGGTCTGCAATCTGGAAAGCGCGGTTCGTCAGGGTTTGATCGTCCATGGTCGTTGCTCCTTGAGATTTTGAATTTGTCGCGCTACGCTCGCCGACATGAATCGTTCCGAATTCGAGTACGGCGGGTACTGGATCGAGGTTTGCACCCGGTCCAGGCTGGGTCGTGCGGGATTGGAATACGCTGCCGAGGTCAGGATGACGGCTGATCCGGAGGAGGCGACCAAGCGCCGCTGGACGTCCATCGAACCCGGCGAGCCGGCTGGGTTCCCAGCCGAGATCGATGCGCTGGAAGATGGGATGCGGCGCGGGTTCGCTTACGTGGATGCGGGAGCAGGGTAGGGTCTGGTGATTAAGTTGACAGCAGTCAGGTCGGCTGTCTCCTTATGGTCGAAATTTTCATTGGATCGGTTTCAATTCAAAAAACGGCGCTGAAATTTGACATTTTTTTCACGCGTTCCCGCTACCGTTTCCGCCATGCGCTCAGAAATCGAATACAGCGGGTATTGGATTGAGGTGTGGACACGCTCATGTCCGGGCATTGGCGCGCTGAAGTACGCCGTCGAGATTCGAGTTACTGCCGATCCAGAGGAATTAACGGTGCGGCAGTGGACGATGCTGGGATATTGCTGCGACTTCCGCACAGAACCCGATGCCCTTGAAGAAGGGATGCGCCGGGGATTTGCGTGGGTAGACGCGGTGAGCGGCATGAAGCATTCGCATACGACGGACGCTCATAAATCGGGAGGGGAGAAGTGCGGGAAACACCCAAGGCATGGAAAGACGCCGTAGCCGAATGGGAGGCTGCATGTGCGGCCTTTGAAGCGGCATACACAGCTGTAGCGTGGCCGGATCCGAATCCACGCATTCTGGATCGGCTGCATTCGGCACGCGTTGGCGTGCGTACAGCGCAAAGAAAAATGGAAGACGTTTGCCAGCGCTACTTCGGTTGGTAGCCCTAGGCGAACAATGGGAAACCCTCGCCTAGTCTGCTGACACCCGCGCCGCTAAGCGCTACGATTGCCGGCAATTCAACCTTGGGAGAGGGGAATGCTGGATTCGAAGTGGCCAGAGGCTTTTGGTGTGGCGGCCGTAGCTGCAGCGTTCGCCCTGGTGCTGACGCCTTGGGAAAAAATTGGCCCTATCGACTGGAACGCGCTGTCTGCAGTTGGGACAATTGCTGCGGCCGCGATCGCGCTTGGAATTGCGTTGCGGGATGGATTTAGGCAAAAACACGAACGAGAAAGGTCTGTAAAGCTGATTGCGACCGGCGTTTTGGTCTATTTCAACGACCTAAGTACGGAGGTTACTACCGCTGTGAAGACCCTTCGAGAAGCGCGAAAGCACCCGGAGCAGTATGGGAATTTCCTGAAGACAGTTAGCGAATCCTTTGCAAAATTAGACCTGTCTTTTTTGTCCCAGTCAGAATTAAGTGCGCTTGAGTTCTTGCCCAATAATGGAGGCGAGAAAGCCTACGCCGGCCTAGCGTGTCTACGAGCCGTCAAGAGTGCGTTTGAGAGGAGACTGGAAACTGCTCTCGATTCGGACCAGCAGGGACAACTGGTATTGCTTAATCATTGGCTTAACCACATTGAAATCGGCGGGAACTTCATTTTGGAATCTATGAGAGATCTTTCCCGATACAGCAGCGTGAGGTTAATTCAAGCCGCTTGATTTGCTTCGAAGTCGAAAAGAGAAGGCATCGACATCTGACGCTCCGCTGCCCGCAGGTAATGCACCCCATCCATGAAGTACGCCGCATTTAGTTCGCTGGCGCGTCCTCGACGACCTTTCAGGATCGCTCGATAGGGAACCGTCATCAAGCCACCGAAGGGATCGTAAACGACCTCTCCGGGGTTGCTGTAGCGCTCGATGAGACGGTCCACTATGTCGAACTGGAGCGGGCATACGTGCTTCTCGACGGCCCGCCGCGACTGGTCGCTGTTCAAGGTCAGCATACGATTCACGTCATGCCACACTTCGGGGTGGTGACTGCCCGGTGCCAGGCTCATGAAATCGCTTGGAAGTGCCTGCCGTTCCAGCAACTGCTCACCGATCTTGACGTGGAAATCGAAGTCGTAGACGTTCTCCAGGCTGAACTCGGTGAACATCTTCGCCAGTCGTCCCGGCCCGTAGCTGGCCATCTCCTCGGCGGTCAGCGTGCGGTTGCCGCTGGAGCGCCAGAGGGCATGAGCGTCGACCTGCCAGCGCGCCAGGCTGTATTCCGACTTGGCCCTGGACACAGGCAAGTCGGCATAGCCGCGTGACCGGTCCGTCTGCGGTTTGTGGAACAGCAGAACGTATTCTGGGGAGCCCACGCCCATCTTCGTGCCGTCCTTGCACATTTCGGTGTATCCCAGGCGATAGGTCTGGTTGTTCTCCCGAACCACGTCTGTGACGACGGTAATCATGCCGATGTAATCGAAGCCGTGCTTGATGCCGTGATCGAGCGCCTCTGCATGGAAAGGGCTGACCGTGGGCAGGCCGGCGCCAGTCACGTTCCCGAAGTTGATCCGGTCCTTGACGTGGCAGCAGTAGATCCGGCCGGGCCGCAGGATCCGCAGCAGCTCGGGCGTCAGGAAATCCATCTGCGCCCAAAAGTGGGCGTTGTCCTTAGTGTGGCCGAAGTCGTTGTAGCTGGGCGTGTATTCGTAATGGTTGGCAAACGGAATGCTGGTGACGATCAGGTCTACTGATTTCTCCGGCTGTAGGCGCGCTTCCTCGACGCAGTCATTGTTGGCGACCGTGAAGAGATCGCTGGACACCTCGATTCGCTCCACGCCGATTGCTCGAGCGAGCGTTTCCTGCATGGCCAGCTGGTTCAGGCCAAATTCGCGGATGATGGCGGTCATTTTTTCGCCCATTTCATTGTGTTGAGTCCACTTGACCTGCAGGCTGCGCAACACCTCGCGCTCCGCCTCGGTGTGGACGATGTCGATTCGGACTTGGCGGGTCTGGCCGAAGCGCAAGACGCGGTGAATGCTCTGGATGAAGTCGTTGAACTTGAACCCGACCCCTGAGAAGATTTCCCGGTGGCAATGACGTTGAAAGTTGCAGCCACTGCCGGCGATAACCGGTTTGGTGGAAAGTATCCGATGCAGCCCATTCCCGAAGTCGATGATCCGCTGTTCTCTCTCGTCCAGGTCTTGGGAACCCCAGACGCTGATCGCTTCGGGAATGGCAGCCTGGAGGGCGTGCCGCTCATCCTCAAGGTCGTGCCAAACAATGAAATGGTCATTTGGATCCGCCTTGACCAGTTCTTCTACTTTTGCAACACGCGACGGCAAGCTGATGCGCTTTTCGCTGGCTGCTGCAGATAAGCCAAGGGCTACATCTGGAATCAGCAGGCCCTGGCCATCCTTCTCTGTGCCCGCCGCCGCGTAGTCGCTTGCGACCTCGTGATACCGGACGTCCAACTTCGGCATGATGTAGCCGTCGTCGGCGTGGCCGAGGTCGCTTGGCCGCTGGATGAAGACCGCCCAGCTCGCCACCCACAGCCAGAACTCCTGTTCTTTGTGAGGGTAGAGGGTCAGGTTTCCAGCCTTCTCGCTGTCGCGTTGAAAAAATCGGGTAAGGGCCTGGCCGGTATCCATCACGCCCAGGTAGCCGGCGTAATGGATCAGTTCCTTGAAGCGGTTTGGGCTGGGCGTCGCCGTGGCTACGAACTTGAATTCCACCGGCGCGAACGCAGGCAGGAACTCCTGGTATGTCTTGCTGCCGTAGCTGCGCAATACGCTGGCTTCGTCCAGGCTGGTGGCGCCGAACTTCGTAACGTCGATCTTGCCTTCGCGGATCGATTCGTAGTTCGTCATATAGACGGTCCGCTCGTCGTTTATCTCGGTGTCGGACCGGATGAACCTAAGATCGACGGCATAGTCGCCCTGGAAGCGTGCCGCGACTTCGGCTTTGAACTCCTGCCGTACACCCAGCGGCATGCACAGCAACCGCAGGGAAGGGCGTAGTTGCCCGATCAGCCGCATGATTTCGATCTGTGTTGCTGTCTTGTGCAGGCCGAAGCTGGCGAATATCGCCCGCTGGCCGCCAAGGATGGCCCAGCGAACGATGTCGCGAGTGTGCGGTTTCAGGTGAGGATTGACTTCTTCGAGCGGGACGTCGAAGCCCTTGAACTGCGCCATGGTGATTTTCTGGCGCAGGAATTCGGTATAGCGGTCGGTCATCCAGATGCCTTCGGAATCTCATCAGTGGGGTGGCCAGGGCAGCCACCGTCGGGTCCGTAGTCGAACCCCGTGCAACTGGGAAGGGCACGGGTTGGCGCACTTCTTGTGCAGAGGAATCACTTCATGGCCCTTGACCAATTCATCCATCAATGCGTCGTCGGCTTCGGCAGCGGTCATTCGTCGGCCGTCCGGATGCTTGAACATGCTGGACTTTTCGCGCTTGGTCATGTTGCGGAGGGCGCCCCGGACGTCGAGGTACAGGTGGACAGTCTTTCTCATGCTGCAACCCTCCGTTGCTTCGCTTCCTTGGGCGTCCAAGCGGCCATTTCAGGCACGTTGGCGCGCACCAAAGCCGCGGCGAGTGGCGGGCACACGCTGTTTCCGCACATGCGCACCTGGGCGTGTTTGGGCAGGCGACGGCCGTTGATTGTGGGTGCAATGACGTAATTCGCCGGGAATCCTTGGGCGGCATACAGTTCGTGCGGCTCCAGCATTCGCATGCCAATGTCGGCGATGAAGTATTGCTGGCCGGCTACGGTGACAAGTCCCAGGCGATCGTGTGTCGGTATGGTGTGCATCGGATCCTCCACGGCCTGATCAGTGCCGCCTTCGCTGTAATACTTCACCAGGAAGGCGCGTACCTCTGCGTGATGTGTGCCGCCCGCGCTGATCGTGTGCAAAGGAGCGTCAGTAGGCTGTCCGTCTCGAGATGTGCCACGCAGCTTCGCTAAATTGGATGTGACCAGGCAGGTATCGGCTTTTGCTGTCAACGTCTGGGCCGGCTCGCTGGCATCTCGCGGCCGGCTCTGCGCTGCGCGTCCGCCGCAACCGACGAGCTGGCCGGTAACCAGCGCGTGATGGTCGACCGTCGTGGCCGTATGGGTCGGAGTATCCAGCGCTACACCTGGGCCTTCATAGCCGCCGCCGTAGTGCTTTGCAAGGAAAGCTGATATGAGGGCGTGTTTGGTGCCGCCGGCCACGACCGTGCCTAGGGGCTTATCCAGGCCTGGGGCACGCGGTGCCTGACCAGGTGCCTCGCCGTATCCGGTCTGCACCAGCGTCGGCGCGACCATTGCGAAGTGGCCACCCTTCACCTCGGCACATTGTGTGCGCAAAGGATCCTCCGCGCTGAAGTTACGTTGCGTAGAGCCGTTGGCGTGCTCCGTCAGGAACGGCGCTACCACATGCGTATGATTCTCGGTGGTCAGGGTGTTAAATGGTGAATCCATCGCCTTCGGCTTGCCTGCATATGCCGGGCCGCCCGCGCCTACCAAATAAGGAGTCACTATCCCAGTGCCATGTTTTGCGGTAATGGTTGCCATGGGAGTGGCTACTTCTTGCCCGCGAAAGGCGTCCCCGCCGTGATTGACCTTCACGACAAAAGGCTTTGCAGCGTCGATAACGTAACGGCGGATGCCGCGGGCTATGCGCTTCAGCGTGGCTTCGGCTAGCGGCCGCGACCGCTCAAAAATGGATGGGCACAGGATAGACCAGTCGATGCACTCGGCGGCTGAGCGCCACGGCTTCTGCAGGCCCGCCAACACAGCAGCGGAATTAGGGGCGCCGTGCGTGGCCTCGGGCCAGACAATAGGCAAGCCATCGCAACGCCCAACACCAAACAGGCGCTTGCGAATCGTTGGTACGTTGTAGTCGCAGGCACGCAGTTCTTTGTGTTCGAAGTCACAGCCCAACCCGACGATTAGCCGTTGCCGCTGCGCTTCGTTGAGGCCCAGCACGTCGACGCACTCTACGAGCGCCGGGCTGTCCGGGTCGACGCCAGTGGTAAGCATCGCCACAAACGCGTTAAAAGTCTCGCCGCGGCGTTTCTTGCAAGGCAACATGTCCTCGGCCAGCGGCCCCCAAGTCCTGAACTCTTCGACGTTTTCCAGGATGAAAACGCGCGGCCTCACATCCATTACCCAGCGAATGATGATCCATGCCAGGCCGCGGATATGCTTGCTAACAGGCTTGCCGCCCTTGGCCTTGCTGAAATGCTTGCAGTCGGGCGAGAACCACGCCAGCCCGACCGGGCGCCCCTGCGTCGCCTCTAACGGATCCACGTCCCAAACCGATTCGCAGAAATGCTGCGTTTGCGGATGGTTCATTTCGTGCATCGCCACCGCTTCCGGATCGTGGTTGATGGCGATGTCGACGCAGCGGCCCAGGGCCATTTCAATGCCGGTGGATGCGCCGCCGCCGCCGGCAAAGTTGTCGATGATGATTTCTTGGTGGACGTCTAGAACGAACTGGTCACGGATCATGCTGCACGTGCCTCCATGGCGTCCTTAATCTCGGCCTGGTGCAGCAGGTCCAAGGCGTCTTCCGGGTTCGCCAGGGCGAGGGCCCGGCGCAGCTGCGGCATAGACGTCTTAAGGTCTGCCAAGGTGCGGGCCTGCACCGGCACCAAGTACTTCAGCGCGACGTGCAGATCCCGAAGTGGCTGCAGTGGCAGCTCCTTGCCGTGCCGGATGCACCACATCTCGAAATGCCAGATGACCCCTTCAATTCCTGCCGCGGAGTCGTACCAATTGCCGTCACCTGCCTGGAAGTGCGGAAATCCGCGCTCGTCGACGTCCACGGTGCCGTCGCGTTCGATTTGGTCGATGATCTGGTCGACCGGCCGCATGACCAGTTCGGCGGCCAGGACCATGGAGTTGCGGACCGGCCAGCGTGCCCGGACCTTTTCGTGGGCGCGCACACGCGCGGCGTCCTTGCCTGCATTGCGTCGTTGTTGACGGTTCATGGCAATCCTTGATGGGAATGGGGAGGGCGACCGCCCGCCATCTGCCCGGCCGGGGGAACAGATGAAGGGAGGGGGCAGTCGCCCGGAGGGGTTACGCGGCTTTGCGGTGCTGGTAGCTGGTCGCGGTGATGTGCTCGACCAGCGCCGTGCAGATGGCGCAGAAATCCGACTCGTGGTACAGAAGGGCGGATCGGTCACGGGCCGCGTGCTCGAAGCCGAGCTGGCGCAGGAATTCGGCCGTCAACGCAAAGCCCAGGCGCTCGCTGATTTGGCCCAGCTTGAGGGACGGCTGCGAGTTCCGATCTGGGACCGAGCGATCGCCACCAGGGGACGGCGCAGACACGACCTCGAACAGAGGTGAAGCGCGCTGAACAAACGGCATCGGATCTGGGGCAGCTTTCGAAGCCTGGCTTATTACCTCGGTGGCGGCCGTCTGGGCATCCTTTTCGTCCTGCTTGCGCTTTTCTTCTGCAGCTTGATGTGCTTGGATGCGGGTCCGCACCAGCAGATGGAAGTCGTCGGCAGCCTTGGTCCCGATGACGGCCAGGTCTGCGAACAGGAATTCGCAGTCGTCGACGTTGTCCTCGTACCAGGTCAGGTTGGCGCGGATCAGCTTGGCCGCGGCGTCGGCCTTGATCTTGGCGTTCGCCAGCTCGGTGTTCAGGGAGTCGTGCAGGCTGGCGAGGGTACGCTTGTTCTTGGCCGCGCCAGGGAAGTCCGGGCCCGGCTGGATCACGAGCTTGACCGGCTCGATTTCTATTTCGAGCCCTTGGATATGCTCGGTGTAGTCCGCCTTCACCTTAGCGATCGCCGCTTCCTTGATGGAGGCCTTCTTGGTGTCAACCAAATTCTTCAGGGCCAGCCGCTTCGTGCGGAATTGAACCTTGAGGAAATCGATAGTCTTCATCAATTCGTCAATCGACGCAGTCTGACCGAGAGCGGCGGACCTGGCCGCTTCCAGCGAGTCCTCCGCTTCGCCGCAGAATTTAACCGTGGCGTCGGCATTTACGAAATCTTCGTCCGTTTCGAGGTCCGTCTTGATGTTGGCGATAAAGACGGTCGCGGCGTCGCGGAACGCCGGCAGGTTGCTGGTGACTACCTCGCCGCGAATTTGCACGGCCAGCGACGGTAGGCGCATGATGGCCTCGGCCTGAGGCTTGTCCGCATATTCGACTGGAGCGTAGGTTGCGAGATCCTTTTCGAACTGCGCCCAGCCATCGCGGATCCGTTGGAACCACCCTGCATCGGGGAGAACATCGGTGTAGACGATCCGTTCTGGAGTGCCATCGGATACCGTAAATTTGACTCGTTCGGCTCCGGTGATCATCAGCAGTTGCTGACACTGAGGCATGTGCTCATCCGGTACGACACCAGCTCGCACTGAGGTCGCCAGCGCCTCGTTCCACTGCTTATGTTCGAAGACGGTGGTTTCCGCCATCGTTAGCCCGTCGCACGACGCCGACAGATTTCCATCCGAGCAGGTAACCGGGTACAGATCTGCGCCGATGACCTCCTCGATCAGCGGCCGGGCCATGGCCTCCACCTCGTGGCCGTAGTCCAGGATGTTCTTTTGTACCCAGTCCGAGAATTCCTTGGCGCTGCCGGTGTGCTTCATGTGAAGCAGCTCGGTGCGTTTCACCTTAGGCGACAGACCCAACATGGCGGCCGCTTCACTGGCGCCGAAGTGCGTTGCGCGGAACTGGTGCCATTCAGGCGTGCCTTGAACGAGCGAGTGCGTAATCAAGTCGATGCTCCGTTAGTCGGGGCTGCCCATCCGGCGATTTCCATCTTCTGGTCTTCGCTCAGGGTTTCCTTGGTTTCGATGGTGGCAATCAGGTCGTTGACGGATTTCTTGCCGCCATCGACGATGGCCTTCCACCCGTCCTTTTTCTTCTCAAAGGACTCGGGCGTGCAAGCCGGAAGGGCAGTAGTTTTCGCAGCGGGTGATCCGGCTGCGGGCTTATCCGCCATATCGGCCTTGTTTTGCATCACGGTCTGCCAAGTGGCTTCGCCGTCTCGGATGGCGCCGTAAATGCCGCGCAAATTCACAATCTGCGGCGGCGAGCACTTATCCAGGTCGTGGCCCAGATAGGCGGTGAGGTCGGTTGCTGAGACGCCGATGTCGGCGAAGGCATCCACAATTTTTCGGCGCTCGGCATCCGGATCCTTGGCTGCCTTGTCCAAGCGAATCGTTTTAATGATGTCTTCGGCCTCATCGCACATGTCACCGGGGATGATGCGCAGACCCAGCGTACGGATGGCCTTAGAAATTAGCGCTCCACGCTTGTTCAGAATGTCGTCGTCCGTTCCTGGGACGGTATAAACATCCTTGCCCCAACTATTCTTGCGAACGCTGATGTAACCGCCATCGCTGGCTGGCCTGCTGCGTTCAACAGTCTTCGATACGCGAACATCCAACGGATACGTGATGTTGGCTTCCAAATCTGTCACCGATACGCGATGTATCTCCTTGCCCTCGTCCTCGAAGATCATCGTGGTTTCAACCAAGACGTTCCTCATGCAGCGTAGGGCAACCTCGACAAAGCGAATCCCCAGACCCTCAACGCCGTCGCCGATGGGCTTGATGTAGTACGCGCTTTTGTTGTTGGCGAAGCTGGGGCGGCGGCATTCCTTCAGCAGCTCCTGGCGCACAGCATCCCAGTGGCGGGGGTTGCGCATTGCCATGACATAGCGCGACTCGACCATAGCCTTGGACTGGGCCGCGATGGCGGTGGAAGCCGTTTCTTGTACGGCGAAAGTCTGCGTCTGGTCATTGAAGCCCTGACTGACGGACAGGGCGCCTTGGTTATCCGGCATGGATATTCCTTGATGGTTGGTTATCGACGAGCTTCGTGCGTGGCCCGGACCCGGGCGGCTTCATCGGATTGCTGGGTAATGCCGTAGGCAGCGATAGCCAGGGAGATGGAAAGAATCGGGACGATCACGTCCTGGTGGCGGCGGCAGAAGCGGCCGATGGCGTCAATGAGCTTCACCAGTTACCTCCAGCGGTTTCGGCTTCCCCAAAGCAGCATGGGCCGCACAAATCGGTAGGGTGGACCGTAGGCGTCTGACCGCATACGCAGCATTCGGTCTGCCAGTCCTTGTCGCCATCCCTCATTTTCGGTGCGGGTTCCGGCGCGCGACCTGCCACGTTGACCTTCGTTTTCGATTTCTTGCTCACAGGGCGCTCCTTGTGATTTGCACGCTGGGCATGCAGGAGAACTGCGGCGTCGTGGCCGGCAGGCGGTCGATAACCTTCCGGCAGGCCTGCTGCGTAGGGAAGCGTTCCACCACCATCAGCGGCGGCCTGTCGTAGGTCGCGGGCAGGATGGCGAACAGCACCCAGAACGTGGTGGCGGTCATTGAGCGCTCCATCGGTCGCGCCGGGCATGCCAACGCGTCAGCACGTCGCCGACGCGGCCGATGGCGTACAAGGTGGCGAGCACGACGGCGACGATCAGGCCGAGAGAAACCACCCCGTTCATTGCTTCGGCCCGAAAGAAACGCGCTGGCCTTCCAGCATGCGGTCGACCAGATCGTCAATGAAATGGCCGAGCGCGCAGCGGAAAAACGTCTGCCAGCGCTTGCCCAGGTCCGGGAACTCGTTAAAGCTGGCGAGCATGGCGATATCGAGCAAGTCGTCGGCATCGTGAGGACAGATGGCGGCGGCCATGATCGCGTGGCGAACGTATTCCGAAGCCATGCCGTCGCTGTAATAAACGGCCCAGCCCTTGTTGAACGCTTCGCGCACTTCGGCTTCTATCTGCCGACGCAGCGCCTTTTCCAGCATTGCTGGGGTATCAGGTGCGGTCAGCACGATGCCCGGGGCGATGCGCAGGGGCGGACGAACGGTTGAGGGTAGGGCGCTCATCAGTTGCGCCCCAGCCCGTCAGCAACATGCCGGTCAAGTGGTTTCAAGATCGAGACCCTGCCGACATGGGTGTCGAAGGCGCTTGCCGCCTCCGCACGGGCCTGAGCTTCCACCTTCGCGTAGTGCGCGGCCGTCCGATAGCTTTCGAACTCGGGCAGGAAAGCCTGTTTCAGCCGTTTCTGGCGGGTGGCGTCCGCGACAAGCCACGCGTCGGCGATGCGCCGGAAGAATTCGTCGCCACGCTGCCGCATGGTATGCACGGCATCGGCATCTGTGGGTTTGTCAGTAATAGGCATGACTACTCCTTGCCGCGCCGGACTGCCGGCAGGCTGGGGTAAACGAGGGTGGATTGGGTGTGAAAGCGGCGCGCGGTCAGGCCGACGCCGCGGGATCGGTGTCGGCTTGGGCCATGGCGTCGACCTGTCCGGGTGCCAGGGCTTCTACCGGGGGAGTAGCGACTGCCGTTTCGTCGATTTTTGTGAACGGGTAGCTGTCCGTCGCGATCTTGATCTTGCTCTTGAAGAAACTGCCCTTGGATTCCGCATTGGAGAACGCGGCGAAGTCGTCCTTGGTGAGGTTCTTGTAGTGGTACAGCGAGCCGGGGCCGTTCTTGCCCTTGAACCGGATGGCGAGGGTGTTGGTATCGGCGTCGTGGCCGATGCTGTGCAGCTGCGACGACGTGACGGGAACGAGCGCAATTTGGGGGTGCGGCATGGTGGTCCTTGGTGGGGGGGATCGATGGAGAGGGGAATTGCGGCTTTGACCATGTCCGCCATGGGCCTGTGTGCGGCTGTTTGCAGGCTCGCAACCGGTGACGTATCCGGCGCCGATTGGCAATCGGCCGACTTGTGGACCCATCCGCAGCGTGCCAAGCCCATATTCAGGGTCGCGGAGCCCAAGTCTTTATCGCTCGTCGGGCGGCGAGCCGCAGGTAGCGCAGAGGAGTACTGGCCCTGGCTTTGTCCTGCAATGGTTAACAGGGGTGCCGGGTTTCCACCGGACTGCCAGCCTGGGATATGCGGCTGTCTACCCCTCAGTTCGAGCCTGCCCATGACCAACACGGGTACCTCCAGGCGATCTCGCGATCTCCCTTCACAGGCTTGCCGTCCGGTCCCCGAGGGGCAGGGCTTCCAGTTCGCTTCGGGCGCATTGATTGATGGTGGCCGGGCGCGAATCCGGCATTGGGTTCGGTCAATAACTCCGGGGTCTAAGGCCCAACTGCACGCCCGCAGGTCCGGCACGATTACCGGCCACGCTGTAAATCCGCTGCACATCGCCTGTGCGTACTGCTCACCATCAAGGGGCGGCTCCAGCGTCCCCATAAAGCAGGGTTAACCGGAGAAGGTCC